CCAGGTAAAGGTGCAGGCGAAGGTGTTACCCTGCGAGACGGTTACTTGATTAGTGCAGCTCATCGGGTCTTAACCTTGCCCCGATTGGAAGGGGGGGGTTAAAGGTCGAAGGAAATGACGCTACTGGAAGGCGAGATGGTCTGGAAAGACCCCATCACCCCATTAAGGGCGACGTAATCCATCGCGTATGTGGAGGCATCAATCTGGACGTTCCTGCCGACCCAGTAGGCTTGAACCTCTACGTCGTCCAAGAGGTTCGGGGCGTATACCTCATCGGGATTAGGTTCGTATGCTCCGACATAGAATTGCGATGAAACAGGGAAGACGCTGGTCGGGAAGGCAAATGGGCCGTACCATCCCGTTCCGGTAGTACCGCCAGGAGTTACCCAGCCTTCAAGATAGAAATGATAAGCACACCGGAAAAAGGTGTTGGCTTGGGTCATCAATGCATCGCTTGCGCCTGAGAAGTTATGATCGCCAGCGCTATTGCCCACCGCTCCCAAGTAGCCTTTGAAGATAGGCGTGCGGCATTTGCTCCACGTGGAGAATTCATCAGAGCCTCCGATGACGAAGCCCATCAGATTCGGGCGTAGTAGTATCGGGCCGTCATCCCGTTAATCTTGATGCGGTCCGCCCAGAGCGACCCGCTGACGTTCTGGTTCACCGTGAAAGTCGTCGGGGTCGTGATGCTGTCCACGGTGATCGTGCCGATGACCAGGTAGCCCCAGACGTTGTCGTCGGGAGTCGTCGGGGCAATGTTGCCGCCGATGATGACCGGGTACTGATTGCTCGTCACCAGAGGGTCAGGGTAAGCGTAAGGGCTAGCAATTTCAGCACCTGCCCGCAGCGTGATGTAAGAGGTCTTAGTCGTGGCGTCGTAATTCGACGAAGCCAGTTCCCCGGTCGGAGGGTTTGCCACCCCAGCCGTGACGCGGTCTAACTTGACCTCGGTGCCACTGACGTAGTCGTCAATCTTAGGGACTAAGTTATTGATGGTGCCAGACTGGACCTGATAGGTGACGGTCGTAGAGCCGCCCGAAGTCCGCAGGGCGACGTTGATGATTTTGAAAGAGTGGCCTGAGACCACGCCGTCGTCCGGGAAAGGATTCCCGATGTCCAGCGACATCCCGTACCCGCTTGACGTGAAGCCGTATCCTGCGCCAGGTTGTAAGTTCATGTAGCGCGCGTGTAGACTTCGGCCGGGTAGCCTTCGCGGTTGAACCGAATCTCGTAGTTAATCTTCACGATCTTCGGGTCAGAGCCGGACGGGACGCAATAGTCCTCAAAGGAAGCCTGCGAAAGCAGGATGGTGTCGCGGGTCGCTCCCTTGATGCTGGCAGTCCAGGTCGTGCCGATGTGATCTGGCAGCAGCTTGATGCCGTCGAAGGAATTAGTCTGGGAAGTCTTGCCTACCGCATTGCGAATCTTGGTCACGTCAGACATTACCTTGGTGTAGATTACTCCCGAGAAAGACGTAATCGGCGATAGGTAGTGCGTCTTTCCGTAGAAGTACTGCTTCGCCGCGGTGCTGGAATCCTTGAACCCCACAAAGCCGCCGGCGTTGGTGGTCGTGCCTTTGAAGTGGGCTCCGAAGTCGCCACCGACCTTTTCTCCTGGCACGATGGTAGACTCGGTGAAAGTCGTGCCGTTGCCGGCGATGCTTCCAGATGCGGCAAAGAAGTTGGGGTGCGTAGTGATGTGCTCCGATGTCAGGCCGTGCGATGCCGTCACGTTTGGGCGGGTGCAATTACCGACCCCAGACTGGATGCCGACGTACTCGGCCTCTATGGTGTCGACATCAAGCGCGCCTTTGGACAGGGTGAACTTGTGGACAAAAAAGTCGGAGTAATCAGGGTGAACCTGCCCGGTCGTAACGGCGGTTCCGCCTACCGTCTTGTCGACGATGTAAGTCGCGCGGGCGGTCATCAGGCCGTAGCCGTCGTTCGTGTACGATCCGCCCGGCTGGACGAACTTGGTGGTAAGGGCATTGCCTGCTTTGACGAGAGCCATGGTTATTTATTCTTGGTGAGAAGGGCGGCGCGGGACGGCGAGGCGTTGGCCGGGGTGTGGGGCGTGGCGCCTGACGCGGTGACGTCCTTGTAGGTGGCGGCATAGCCAAACTGAGCGGCGATGATTTCAAGCTGAGTCAGGGATGCCTTGGCGATGGCTTGCTGTTCCTGAAGAGCAGTCACGACCGGGTTGGCGCCGACGCCGATCACGTTGCCGGAGACTGAGCCAGAAATGGTCGGGCTGTCCTTTGGAACGGTCGTCGGGGTCTTAATCTTTGCGGCCTCTTCCTCTTTCTTAGTGCGGTCGGCGGCCTCCTTCTGCTTGCGCTGGGTGTCTTCCCATTGCGCCGCGGCCTTGCCTTCTGGCGACTGGGACCAGATGTCGAAGGCACGTTTCTGCACGTCTTCCTGCTTCGACATATTGGTCGTGAAGAGGGGGTTGATAAGATAGTTGCCGAGGTTTTCGCTGATCAGTTCCCTGCGTAGTTTCCTGCCTTCCTCTGTTTGAAGGAGAAATTGCCGAGTGACTTCAGCTCGTCCGGCCTTCGCGGATTCACTTTCCTTTTCCCGCTCCTGGCGTTCCTTAAAGAATGCGGCCATCCGCTTTTCGTGAGAAGACACGAACATACTGTCGCCCTTAGCCATCAGGTCCAAGCCTTCCTGAGCCTTGCGTCTAGCATCTTCGATGGCTCCGCTGATGGCACTGATCGTGCCCTGAATGAGGACCATCGGGGCCGCGAAGCCTAGGAAGATGTCTTTGAAGCTAGTCGAAAACTTCTTCTGGATGTCCTCGACTTGCTTGGAGAAAGAGACGGTGGCGGACTTGGCCTTGTCCATCGCCTTGGGGACGTCGGACGTGGTCTTGATGTTGACTGTCAGGTCTTGGGCCATGTCAGGGGGTGCTTTCCTTTGCCGGATTGGAAGCAGCCGCCGCGGCTGCCTCTTTGTCTTTGGCTTCCTCTTCGGCCATGAAGGCTTCTTCCTCGGGCGACATGATCGCCACGTCGGCCCCCTTACGGATTGCCAGGGCGGAGTTCAGCCAGATGGCTTGGCACTCCGGCATCTCCCAAGCCCGCTGCTCGGTGATGCCATTGGCAATCAGGTTGGCCACGATGGACAGCGGCCAAGGCACCCCTTTGTCACCGCCCCCTGACTTGGTCTTGGTCTGCTCCCAGAACTTCGGCCAGTCCTGGACGAGGATGTATTCCGCGAAGGCTTTAAGCAGGCGCTCAAAGCGTATCGAATTGCGGTTAAGGACAAGGATGCGGATTCGGTCCCGCCAGCCGATGTCGCCCAAGGGCTCTTCGGCGCACACTTGGCAGGCGAAGATAAGGTCGGCAGGCGTGACCCCTCGCGACCCAGTGACCAGCGGGGAGTCGAAGGCCATCAGGCGTACCCGGTACTTGAGGCACCAGGGGTAAAGAGTTCGACCCAGAATCCTGAAAGGAGCCGGGTCGACGTAGGCGTTAAGGAAGCGACGATCCACTATCCTCTAGACTGCCCCCTTTTCGGGGGTGTCAATTACGCGTAGGAGATGCCTTCGAAATCGACAGCAGTCACTGAGACGCTGGTGAAACCCTGGCTAGAGCCCTTATCGTCTACCTTTGTGATCACACCAGTGAAGCTAGCCGAAGCCGAGCCGGAAGGATAGGCCGACGCGGTGTTGACCGTAAATGTGAGCGTGGCCCCGAGGGTAGGAATAGACGAGGTCTTGGCGATGCCGTCGATGGTGATCTCGCTCTTGCGGTCGTCGAGGCGGTGCGTGACCGTCAGACCGGCTTCGCTGATAACCATGGCCTCGTTATTAAACGAGGACGAGAGGCTGTAGCTCTGGACGAAGAGGTTCGTGACAGTACCCGCGATACCGTAGACGCAGGTGGTTCCGTTGGAGATGGCGGCGCACATAGAGGGTAAAAAATTTTTAGCGGGTTAGGCTTTGTAATTGCAGGCTTTGGAATTGGCTTAGGCGGGCAGGACCACCAGCACGTCAAACGAGAAGGAAGTCGCCCAGGAGCGCTCGTCGATGCCCTCGTCTTCGGACTGCATCGTGACGTCATAGCAGGCCGCGTCGGTCGAGGTGACAAAGGCCGCCTTGATGGAGGTCAGGTCACGCATATTGCCGGACAGGGCGGCGCAGCGGGCACGGTGATCGGCGAGGGTCGTGTCGTCGGCGTTCGAGAAAAGGGTGATACGGACCGAGCAGCTGAAGTTGCCTTCGCCCTCGGGGAGGTCGTTAGGGCTCCGGGCGGACTCGCAAAGGACCACGGCCTTGGGCAGGGTCTGGGTCGCGGCGCTGTCCCCGGTCAGGAAGGCCACGGCGGTCAGCCCGGTCTGGGTGGATAGGTAGGTGGCCAAGGTGGCCTCTACGATGTGGCGGATGCTCTTAGTGCCCATTGTACCTTTGCCCGCTTTGGGAGGGAAAGGGGATTGACGAGGTAGGGGGCTAGGCTTTTGCTTCAGGAGTTCCACCGATGCTCTGCCAACAGGACCCAGTACTTGCCGCCTTCTTCGCCATCTTCGAGGATGCGGTACCGCGTCAGCCCAAGCGCCGTTCGCCCAAGGTTCGCCGTGGGCCTATGCTGGCCCGCCTGTATGCTGGTGAGACGCCTGCGTCCTATGTCTGCGAGCCCAAGGTCGACGGCCTCCGCGTCCTGATCACTGCGGACCTATCCCGCCGCGTCGTGCGCTTCGAGACGCGCAACGGAAACCCGATGCCCTCCCTCGACCATCTGGCCGACGAGGTCCTCGACCTCCTGGCTGGCAAGGACGGCGTCTGGCTGCTCGACGGCGAGGCCGTGTCCGGCAAGTCCTTCTTCACCTCGGTCGGTGCCCTGCGCTCGGAACAGTCCGCCGACGATGCCCGCGTCTGGCTGTTCGACCTTCCCTCCGTGGAGGGCGATTACAGCACCCGCCGTGCCTCGCTGGAGGCTTTGTTCGCTCAGTCCTACCCTACGTCCCTCCTGCTCATCCCTAGCGTCTCCTGCACCCCAGAGGACGCCTTCGTCCGCTTTACCTCCGAGGGCTTCGAGGGTGCCATGGTCAAGGATACGACCGCCCCCTACTCCCACGGCCTCCGCTCCAGGGCTTGGCTCAAGGTCAAGGACGCCGACACCACTGACGCGGAGATCGTGGACGTGGTCGAAGGCACGGGCAAGTGCTCCGGGATGGCTGGCCATATCGTCGTGCGCTGCGGACGCCGCCTGGTCAATGTCGGCACCGGCATGGATAACGCCACCCGGACCGCCCTGCTCGCCGACCGCTCTCAGCTCATCGGCCAGACCGCCGAGGTAGATTTTCAGATGAAGACCCCGAACGGTTCCCTCCGCCACCCGGTGTTCGTCCGAGTTCGCGGGGACAAGTAATCACATCCCGTTCTTCTTGGCGGTTCGGGCGATGAACTTTTCAAGGTCCTTCTGCATCATCTTATCCCGATTGCCTAGAGCAAGGGTCAGTGTGTCTGCCGCGTCGGCGATGTAGTTGACGTTGCCGAGGAGGTTCTTGATCTGGATGAAGACCTCCTTGACGGTATAAGTCTGCGTGGCCGAGCCTAGGCCGCCGTGACGGGCCACCCACATCGTGTCCCGCAGCTTGGCGCCGAAGCGTCCGCTTGCGACGTTGGACTGCATAGGCGGCTTGAGCATCGTCAAAGCCCGAAGCCATCCGGCCTTGGTCTTCCCGACGGCCATCTGGCGTTCCCTGATATACTCATCGAGTTCTTGCTTTGACTCAACCAGGAGCCGAGGGACGCCGATCTTCTGGCCTCGCTTGATGCGTCCACCAAACTTAGCTTTAACGCGGTTGTGATGACCACGCAGGTCTCGGGCGTAGTCCTGCGTTCCGTAATCGCTTACGGCAATCGGCACGCGGTTAAGGTAGTTCTTCGCCTTCAGGAACGCCCGGTCATAGTTCTGGTCGTTCAGGATTTTTGTCATGATCGGCGAGATACGCAGGGTCTCGATGCGAGACTTCTTGATAATCTTATCAAAGGACGCGCGGTTGTTCGTCTGCGCGGCATGGGCCAGATTCTGGAAAACAATGGCCTTCTGGCTGTTGATGTTTCGGTCCCCTACGGCCACGAAGATTTTGCGGATGTCTCCGGCCACGGCGCCTTCGCCCGCTTTCTTGGCCGCGTTGGAAAGACCTTGCCCGCCACCAGCTGCCATCGGGGGGGTGAAGACGGACAAGTCCTGGCATAAGAGCATAGCCTGCTTTGTGGCGGCGCTCTGGCTGTCCATGCCAATCTCTTTGGCCACCCTATCAAGTGTGGCTTTAAACTCTTCTAGCGACTTCCGCGGGATGCTGACCGACACCACGGCCTTGTTACTGGTTATCGTCGATGACGACGAGCGTGATCCATGCCGACCCGGGCTTGTAGGTCTGGGTCGTGATGCGGACGGTCTTCCCGCCGGCCACGATCTTCTTGCCTTGGCCTAGGGAGGCGATGGGCACCCCTGCCGACAGTAGGGCCGCCGATGCCCCCATAGACCCGTCTGGCTGGCTCCAGGAGGCCGTTACAGCGGGGAGCCTGACCGTATACTGGGTCCGCTCCATATACCCCCCTGCTTCGAGCACGGTCGAGACGGCGGGGTCGGAGATGAGGCAGGAGAAGGTGATGGCACCAGAGTTGGCCGACCCGGCCACGCCGAAGTCCGCGATCATTTCCTTCGCATCGTTGGTCAGCTCGGTTCCGTAGAGGCTCATCCTATACTTGCCCGGATTGGTAGGGGGCACAAAAAAGGCCCCCATTGCTGGGAGCCTCGTTTGTTTGCCTTGCGGCGGCTGATTAGGCCGTGGTGAGGCGGTTGAGCGAGGTCGCGCGACCGACAGCGGCACCGAAGAGCAGCGTGGCGGTGACGTTGTAGTAACCGCTCTGCTCCTGGCCCATGAGGACCTGGACGCCGAGGCCGGTGTCGGCGTCGACAGCGTTGGCGACTTCGAAGCCCGGGATTTCGGACATCGGGAGGGCCGAGGCGACGGCGATGGCGTCAGCGCCGCACGAGAAGCCAGCGAGGCTTTCCGCGTTGGCAGGGAGGCTGTTCCACTGGTAGACCGAGGCGCCAGCGAGGGTGCCGATCTGGCCGGAGGTCAGGATGCCAGCACCGAGGACGGAGTTACCGATGATGGTAGCGTCACCGAGGAGGCCGTTGGCGTAGGTCGGGTTCAGGATGAACGCGCGGGGTTCAGCGGCCTTGGCGGCGTCGAGCACGCCCTTGGAGGTGACGACTTCAGCGTAGGTCAGCGCGGCGCCGGTGTTCGTGCCAGAAGCGTAGTTCGCGACGGTGATGAGCGCGCCGATTTCAGCGAGGCACTTTTCGGCGAGCGCGTTGGCGGCGGTCGGGACGAAGGCGTTGGCGAGGAACTGGGCGCCGTACATCTTCACGTCCAGGGGAGCGAAGCGGGACGAAACCTTGAAGTGCTTCAGGGTGACGTTGGCGGCCGTGATGGTCGCGTCGTCCTGAGTGAGGTAGCCGCCGGTCGAGAACTCCGTTGCAGTGGAGGTGCCGATCAGCGGAACTTGGACAGTGCGACCCGAGGCGGACTCAGCGGCGGTGAAGACGCTGGAGAACGCGCGGAGGGCGGGGAGCTTTCCCTTCAGAGATGCGATGACGCTCTCGGCAAGGATGCTAGGGGCAGAGGCAATAGAATTGGCCACGGTAGTATGTTATTTAGGGATTAGGTTTAGGGGGGAAATTAGATAGCCGCCTTGATGATGGCGTGCTTATGAGCGGCGAAGTATTCGTTGCGCTCTTTGCTGCCGACGGGCAGGGACATGAAGGTCGCGAGGTGGTCGACGGCCTCGGCGGTGGGCTTGCCATCCGCGGGGCTGAGTTCGACCGGGGACACGCCGACGGAGGCCACGATCTTGGCGGCTTCCTTGGAGGCGCTGACCTTGGTGGCCTCGTGCTGCTCGACGAGGGCCTTGAAGGACTCGGACTCCTTGACGGCCACTTCGAGGGCGGCGGTCAGCTCGGCGAGCTTGGCATCCTTGGACGCGGCTTCGACCTTGAGGCTTTCGAGTTCGGCAGAGACGCCGACCGTCATCTTCTCGACAGTGGTGCGGAGGTCGTCGCGTTCGGCGGTGAGGCCAGAGACGGCGGCGGTGGCGGCGAGCAGCTGTTCTTCGATGGTCATCTTATGTTTGCTAGGAATGGAATTAGAACGAGCGCAGGGCGTCGTTGAAAGAGTCGGCCAAGCCCGTGACCAAACCCTGGGCGGCGGCCTGCTTGCCGGAGAAGACCTGGCCTTCCATGGCCTCGGCCTTCACCATCTTGCGCTTCATGTTCACGGCTTCCTTGAACTCTGCGTGGATCGTGTCGACGCCCTCTTGGAGGTTGCCGAGTTGGCCTTCGTCGAGGGACGTGCCTTCGATGCCAGCACCCTTGAACTTGCCGGACTTGATGACGACCATTTTAATTCCCGCCATCTTGGCGGCTTCGGAGTAGTCAGGGATGGCCATGTAGACGCCGATGCTGCCGACCGTGGAGGACGGGCTGGCGACGACGCGGTCAGCAGCCGAGCCAATCCAATAGGCGGCGGAGGCCATCTCGGAGTCCGTGTAAGCGAGGGTAGGCTTGCCGTAGTTGCGGACCTTGTTGGCCAGTTCCTCGACGCCGGTGACCGTGCCACCAGGGGAAGAGATTTGCAGGGCGACCTTCTCGACATCGGGGCTGGCGGCGAACGCGTCCAGAGCCTCGGAGATTTCGTTCACGTCCACGGCGCCCATCATCTTCTCGAGCGGGGACAGGCCCTTGCCGATCACGCCGACGACCGGGACGATGCCGATGCCGTCCACGACGTAGGGCTTGGGAGCCACGCCGAAGAGCTGCGCTAGCATATCCGTGAAGCCGAACTTCTCGGCGAGGACAGCGTGGTCCTTGGCCTTGGTCGGGTCGATGAGAAGGGGCTCGCGGCCCGACAGTCCGTTGGTGAGGAAACGCATAAAGTTAGGAGTTGGGTTGGTCTTCGGATTCAGGCTCTTCCTGGTCGGCGGGTTCGTCTTCCATCTCGGGGGACTCAGGACCTTCCTCGACGTCTCCGCTGATCGTGCCGACCGGGGTGTTGGACGGACGGAACAGCAGTTCAAACGGGATGCCGTATTCTTCGGCCAAGTCCTTGATGTGCACCATATCGGACGCGCGCTTGGCCATCTCGGTGCGGAAGTCTAGGCCGCGCTGGGCGTAGAGTTCGGACATGGACAGCAGGCCCATCTCGACGTCGGCTCGGTCGTTGGCGGCTTCGCGGCCAGCGTCGACGGTCACGGACTTCGGGGTCGTCCAGGAGACGCGGTTCCAGTCCGGGTCGTCAGGCAGTTCGCCGGCGGCAATGCCTTGGCCGATGATGTAACCCCACGTCGGAACGCAGAAGTTCTCGATCATGATGGTCTGATACTTCGAGAAGACGCGACCAGCCTTGGCCGTGATGAGGCGCACGGTGGCGCCGCCCAGCTTGGAGGAGTCGCCGACGAACTCGTAAGGCAGGACGCCTTGGGAGATGTCGCGTTCGAGGGCCGCGAGGAAGCCGGTGAAGGTGGCGTTGGGGCGGTTGCTCTGGAAGGACGTCATGTCCTCCCCGGGCTCAAGGGCGATGAGTTTGCCGCCCATCGTGTTGGCGAGGTTGGCGTAGGAGCCTGTGCCGGTGGCGCCGAGTTCGTTGGCCATGTCGCCGTCGAGGATGCCGCCCGCCTTCTTGATGATGCGGGTCACGTCGCCGTTGTCCTTCACGGCTTGCTTCTCGAGGGCCAAGATTTCCATCTCGTCTTGGATGCTGTTGATGGAGTGCTGGAGCAGGGGCACGCCGCGGGCGCCGGACGCGTACTCCTGGTCGACCACCATCATCATCGACTGAGCCAGGATCTGGCGGGACGAGCCGTCGGAGCGGTAGATGTTCACGGCGATGTACTCGCCATAAGGACCGAACTGGATGCCGTCGTGCATACCTTCGGGCACCTTGCCTTCGAGAGGGTCGCCGACGCGGTGGGCTTCCATCAGCTGGAGTTTCGCTTCCCCGGCGCCGTTACGCACCTTAGCGGCGAAGGAATCACCGTCGCGGATCATGCCGCGGAGAAGGATGGACTGAGCCTGGTAGAACGAGAAGCGGTTCGTGATGTCGATGCGCTTGGCCTTCTCGGCGAAGTAAGCCTCGTAGCGTTCC